CGGCACGCTTCTCGTCCTCCATCATTATCAGCTCGATGATCTTCATGCTACAAAATTAGTCATTACCTCCGTACACGTCCCCGATGCCTTGGTTCAGGAGGTAGCCCTGACAGCACTCGATCTTGTAGGTGTTGTCTTCACAGAGGCACGCCCTGCGCCCTCCTCTCTTGCCTGAACGCCCCCATGTGAGGGACTTGTTGCCGATGGGTTTCTGGTAGCTCATTTCTTTCTTTTATATCCTCCACGCTCCCCGATCTCTGCCAGTTCGATGCCGAGCTCCTTCAGCTTGGACGCTGCCCACCGCTTCCCTGCCTTGCCTCCCCAGAGGAGGTAAGAGATAGTGCCGCACGCTTTGGTGTCGCTCTCGTCGTAGTAGGTTTCGGCTCTGCTCAAATAGCTGTACATCCGACGGATCACAGCCTCTGTGATGGGTTTTTTTTGTGCGAGTTGTTGGGCTCTTATCTTCCCGATTTGGGTCGCGCACTTGTTATTGACGCGGGCGTTCAGGGCGATGCCCCGCTTCGCGTTGTTGCTTACGGCTTCAGGATAATCGCTGTAAGATTCGAGGATTGTCTTCAGTTTTGCTTTCATCCGAATGAGGCGTTTCGTTCGATTCTTCTGTCGAGGGCTTGGTTGTCTGTCATCTCACCGCTGACCACATAGGCGCGGGTCGGTTTCTTCCCGAACTGGGCGAGCGATCGGGTGGCCTGCGTCATGGCTTCGTTGCCTCCCAAGATGGAGACGTTCGGCATGGTGGGCGTAGGTGCGCCCCCTCTGCCTGCTGCTGCTCCTCCACCGCCTCCGAATCCGTTGGGGACTGGAGTGCTCAAGATGTTGCGCACCTGTGCGAAGCCCGAGGCGAGCGTCAAGCCTGCCGCGATCTGTGGGCCGGGAGGTGGCAGGGGTGTGTTGGCGAGGGCGTTGGTGAACGCCTTGTATGTGTCGATGGTTGCGGAGGCGATGGCTGCGGCCTTCCCTGCTGCGCTCTCTCTTCCGAATATCTCACCGATGACATTCAAGCCAGTCTGCGCGAGGGCGACCCTTGCTTCTGCAAATTGCTCCTCTGTCCTTTGCTTCTGCTTGGCGATCTGCTCCGCGATCTCGCCCTCTTTGATCTGTTCGTCGATGCGCTCGAGGTGTGCCTTCTTCCGCACCTTGCTCATCTCGATTTGTCGGTCGAGCTCTGCGTTGAAGTTCTCCTCCATGATCGCCTCGTCCTCTTCCTCCATCGCGATGGCCTCCTTCATGGCCTTGATCTTGTCCTCGATGCTCTGCGTCTGCTGCTGCTCGGCTTTGCTCAATGAGTTCAGGCGGGTGATCATCTCCTTCAGTCGCTTGTCCCTGCGCCTCTCAAGGTCGAAGAGTTCAGCCTCGGCCTCCCTCTGCCTCTTGATGTCCTCGGTCAGGCTCTCGCTCATGGCCACCTCCTCGGCAATGATTCGGGCGCGTTCCCTTGCGATCTCGATCTGCTCGTCTGCTTCTTCCCTCTGGAGGCGTATGGCTTCGCGGAGTGCTGCGGCCTGCTCCTTCCTGCTCTTCGTTTGGTCTTCAGCGGCAAGCCTTAAATCTTCGATTTGCGCCCTCCTTTTTGCAGAGGTGAGTATCATCTCTGCCTCCTTCTTTTCGAGCTGATCTGTGGCTTCTGCGAGGCCGATGGCGAGCTTTGTCTCTCTCTCTATCTCATCGCCCACACCCCTGACGGCTTCCGCTGCCAGATTCGCGGCCTCCGTGAACTCTCCCCTGAATACCAAAGTGATCGCTTTGCCGAGCATGCTGATGCGGTCGATCACCACGTTGATGGTCGCCCCGATGCCTGCGGTGATCTTGTTGAACATCTCTGCACCCTCCTGCGTCTTGCTGAACATGGTGGCCAATGAGCCCACAGCGACGACGAGCAGGCCGATGCCCGTGGCTGCGATCGCTCCCTTGAGGGTGGTCATGGCTACGACCCCGCTCTTCGCCCCCTTCACGATGCCCCTGAAGGCTGTCACCGCCCCGCCCGTCATCTTATCGAGCTGTCCAGTTAGCCCTCTGGTGGCTGCTGTTGCGTCCTCGGTGGTCTTCTTCGTCTCGTTGAGCTTCCCCTCGAGGTCTTTGATCTTGCCCTCCGCTGCTTGCGTCCGGGCGATGAGCTCGATGATTACTTCGTTCGCCATGTCATTCTTTTGATTGCCTTCACCGCGCCCCTCCATGTGGTCGGGAGGTAGTGCCTACCCTTCGCGATATCGACCTCTTCGCTGATTCCTTTGTGCTCCTCCATCTGGAGCAGCTTGATGATTTCTGTGATCATGCGCTATGCCCTTTTTACTATGAATGAAGCGTCCGAGATCGTGAGCGTGGCGTTGCCGCTTGCCACCTTCTTGATGCCGATGCTGATGGTGTCCTCGTTGAACAAATTCATCAGCCCCACAAGCATCACCTCGCTCGACCCGTTCGGCTCGAATGCTACAAAGTTAGTTTCGACCCCGTTCACAAGGATGGCGAACTGGATGTCCTTCGTTGTCTCATTTGTGAAGGATGCGTGAAAGATGACCTCGGTGATGAAGTTGTCGTTCTGCGTGAACTCCCCCGTCGTGAGGTTCTTCGTGAAGCAGGTGCACTGGTCGAAGGTGCTCGTGTCGTAGCCTCCGATCTCTTGGTAGCTCGTCGTCATGCTGATGGCTTCGTCCGTGTTGATGATCATGTCCAAGACGCGAGGGTTCGCCAGAAAGGTCAAGTGCTGAATCGCCCCCTGCTGTGCGATACCCCTGCTCCTGCTCTGATATAATTCGTCGGGCTTGATGAGGTAATTGCTGCCCACCTTGAGAGCCCCCGCGAGCTTGAGCTCTTGGTTCGTTGGGGTCTGATCCCATGTGAGCGTGCCGTCGTCCGAGTAGGTGGGGGTCGCTGTGGCCTTCTGGTCGTAGGTGAACAAGTCAAGCGTCGCCCTCCCCTCCGTCATGTTGTAGCTGATCTTCTCGATCTTGTAGGGGCGCGTCGCGATCTGAATGGTGTCGTTCATCTCGAGGGTCAGCCAGTCCGTCGTGTCGAGGTAGGCGGTCATCTGCACGCGCCTCATGGCAGGGTTGAAGATGCGGTCGAGGTGCGGCCTCCAGTATTTCTCGAGGAAGGTGTTTGTCGTGATCGCTCTGCTCGGTGGTGTCTCAATGCTGAAGGCGATCGAGTTGTCCGTTGAGGCCACAGGCTTGTCGTCCCATGTCCTGAAGTAGGGGAAGGAGGTCTGATCCACCACGACGGCCGAATCGTTCACCATCTTCCAAGTGAAGGCGGTCGTCTCATATCCTGCCCAGTAGAAGAGGGACAGCTCGACCTGTATCGGCTCGCCATCCGTGTCCATGAACTTGTAGATTTCGAGGTCAGTCGTCCCTATGCGCACCCCTGCGGTGTCCACCTGATTCTCGAGCGTTGTCGGCATAATAACGAAGGGACTCTCCACCTCGATGCTGTCGGACGTGAAGTCAAACAAGCCCGCGTTCTCGTACTTGACCGCTCCGTAGTCCCGGGCGAAGGCGTTCTTGAAGCTGATGTTCGCGAGGTCTTCGCTCTCCTTGTGCTTGAGCTTGACCGATTCGGGGACTTCCTGCTTGTCTATCTTGATGACGGAGGTGTCTATCTTGTCCGACCACTCCTTCGTCGCCCCTGCGTTGAGGTAGTCCGTGAGGGGGCTCATGGTGTAGGCCACCCCGTCGGAGGTGGTCAGCACCGCGTTGAACATCTTGAGCACTCCGTTGATGAAGTCGGTGATCTTGACCTCTGGCATCCCGTCCTCGATGAGGATGGTCGCCCCTGTCTTGAAGGTCGGCCAGTCAATGAGGTCGTAGACGAGGGTCGCTGTAAACGCGAGCCCCTGCGTCTCTGCCACTTGGAACTTGATGACGTCGCCCTGCTGCAAGAACATGGTGAAGGTGTAGGTCTGCGAAGTGCCTGAAGATTGGACTGGAGCGTTCGGCATGACGTTTCCATTCTTCCGAGCTCGAATGTTGAAAGATCGCGATGAGGTGATGGAGGTGAAGGCGAGTCTGAAGGTGTAGTTCCCAACGGTTGCCGCTGTGAACTCGCCCGTCGTGTCGTTGAATCTGATGTCGTTGTCCGTGTTCTCGGTAAAGCCTGCGAGGTCGTTGTAAGATGTCCCCGCTGATACATCCACAACAAGCTCCGCGTTCACCTCTGCGTCGTAGCCATCGAGAAACTTGCCGACCTTCTCCATCCCCATCATGTAGAGGTTGTCGTCGTCGATGGAGGAGTCGAGCGTGAGGGTCTTGCTGATATGCGTGAAGCACTTGGTCAAGATGGTGCTCAATCGCACCGCAGGGCGTAGCTCTGCCGGGTGTATCGCTCCCCCATCTATGGCAATGCTGTTCTGTGCCATTCCTGCGGTCGAGTAGTTCCATGCTCCCTGCTCTCTGCTGCCGAAGTCGATGACTGGGTAACGTATCTGACCGCTCTGAAGAGTACCGCCCCACGATGCCACCACGTTCGTATATGTCAGCGCGTGGTCGAGGTTCATGTTGATGTCGCGGAGGTAGTCATCGCCCCAGAGGGTGGTGAGCTGCTTGTTCCTTCCGTAAAAGTTCACCTCATAGCTGTCGGGGATGTTGTTCTTCAGGGTGACATTCATCAGCTCGAGCACGCCCTCGAATATCTGCACGCCCTTGACGTTGATGGATGCCTCTGCCTTGTTGTGTACAGGGTAGGGGTCGTCGATGTCGAGGTTGTAGAAGTGCGTAAAGATGCCGTTGTTCGTGTCCGTCGCGGGGATGGTGAAGGGGCGCGAGAAGTCCGTCCGCGTCGCCCCGAGGTCGGTCAGGTCTTTGGCTTGCTTGACGAGGGTGATGTCCTCCCCTTTGTACAGGTCAGCGGTGACTCCTCCGATAATTAGCGAGACCCTGCTCATATCGTCACCATGTTCTTCAGGTCATTGGCCACCCTGAAGGCGAGGGTGTAGTTGACGAGCTTGTTGTTGATGTGCTTCTGCTTCGCCACGTCTCCGCTCGAGGGGATCAGGGGCACGATGGTCGTCCCATCGACGAGAAAGACCTTCTCGCTCTGCATCATGTCGGTGATCATCTCCCAGATGTCCTCGGGTTGGTAGCCTGTATTGATGGTGATGCTCTCCTGCCCATTGGCTTCAAAGATGCGCTCCGTGCCTTCGGTGTCGGTGTAGCTCACCGCGAGGGCTGCGGTCGTGAGGTAGCTGTTGTTGAACTCCCTCCGCTCGAAGGTCGCGCTGTCCTCCCTTGCCTTAAGTGCGGGAATGTAGTCGTATGCTCCGAAGCGATTCAAGAAGCCGATGAAGAACTGCGTGTACCTATCTGCGCAGGCCACCTCCACAGCCATCCTCCGCTGCTCTGCTGCGCCATCTTTGGCGATGATGGTGTAGGTGTCATTGTATTGGGTTGCGTAGCTGTAAACGCAGGAAAACGACTCAACTGTCCCGCTGTCTGCCACGATGTCCTGCCTCCTCTTCTCGAGCGTCTGGCCGTAGAGGTCAGAGCCGAGGAGCACATGGACGAGGCTCTCGGTGGTTTCGGTCGTGTCCTTCCCTGTCATGTCGATTGCGTAGTCGATGCCGTGCTCCCCCTCGATGACGAGGTTGTCGATCGTGGCGGTCAGGAAGGATGTGGTGAACTGGAGGTTGTTCGGGATGACGAGCCCGTCGATGAAGTTGCTCATCGTTGCCCTTGAGCTGTGGGTCGAGTTCACGCCCTGCGAGTATTTGGTGAAGCCACGAACAGCGAGGCGCGTGCCTGAATCTACTGGCGTGGCCGTGCTGTCGTCGCTCGTGTAGGTTGCGGTCACTTGCACCCACACCGCCCCCGTCGTGTTGTTGTTCACTTGGGTGCTGTTCGCATTGAGCAGCGCGTCGGGCTCTTCAAAGCCGAGCTGCGACCTAATGAGCTGACTGATGTCAAAGATGCCCACGTTGTTGCTGTCGGGCAGCTTGGTGAGGGTGTAGGTGGCCGAGCCGGGCTTGTCGCTTGGGTTGTCTCCTTCCCAGATGTAGACCTCGAGCTTGTACCTGAAGTTCGTTTCTGCGTAGGCCGAGTCGCTGATGTGATAGATCACAGGGCTCAAGGCGTAGATCGTGCCCCCTGGCTGTTGGTTGATCGTCATGCTGTCACTTGGTTTCTGATGTCCTCCTCGAAGGCTTCAATAATTTTCTGTTCGTATTTGTCACGCGCCTGCTCCTCGGGCTCGCTGAAGAAGTGGGTGGGCTCGATGCCGAACCACTTGATCTTCCTGTTCATCAGGAAGGCCATGCTCCTCATGTTGCTCTCCGTCTTCTCAATGAACTGCCCGGTCGTCAGGTCGCGGGGCTGTATTCTGCTTGCCTCGATCCAGTCCCTCATCTTCGCGGGCGGGATGCCTCTCCCCTGCGCCACGCCCTTCATGAATGGATAACGGCCTCGGTCTAAATAGAAGCCATAATCGAGCCCCTTGTATTTGACCACGATGCTCTGGCCGTCCTCCTTGAGTTCGTAGCCGAGGGACTTCTGAAGCCTGCCTGTCGCCTTGAGGTCGCGCTGCGCTTTCTTGAACTCAAAGCCTGTCGGCCTGCCGTTCTTCCATTTGGCGCGGACGTTCTTCCGTGTCTGCCGTGCTCCGAGGTTCTGCTTCGCCTTCTTGACGACCCAGTCGCCCATCTCGGTCAGCACCTCCTCGAGGCGTGGAAATTTAGCAGAGGCCATCGGTCGTCGTTGCGTTTGGCGCTGTGATGCTGATGGATGCGCTCCAACCTGCGAGGCTGTTCGTCTGCGTCTCAAGGAAGCTCTGAAGCGTGACCCCTCCATCGAGCTGAAGGTTGTCCGCGTGGCGATCTCCCCTCCTGAACTCATCGAGCCAGATGTGGAAGGTGAGGGCGCAGTCGTTCAAGATGTCCTGCACGTTGTCCGTGCCATGAAAGGAGACGGGCGCATCCCTCACGTCGTCCTTGTTGAAGTCCACCTGATCGAAGATGCTGATGTTGAAGCTCCACGTCGAGGTCGCTCCGTTCATGGTGCAGTTCTCGGGGGTGATGTGGGCGATGGGGTATATGTTCTGCTTGTTCAGGTCAACGTCCCCGAGGTTGCCGAAGGTGATGGTGTTAACCCTGCTCGTCGCCTCGATGGCCTGCCTGATCTGTCCGGTGATTCTGTAAAAGTTAGCCATGTGCCTGCTTTAGTCTTCTTCGTTCGTATTCGTCCCTGTCGCTCTCGTAAGCAAGCCAGAACAACGCTCGATGAAGCGGTAGTGATGTGATGGAATCAGCTCTTGCAATGTCTCCGTCGCAAAGCCGATGGATCGCTGCAAACCACCCCCACTTCTTAAGGAAGTTGTCCCCTCCGATGCCTCCATCGCTTCGGGGCTCAAAGATTTCAGGATATGCATCGACAAATGTGTTCCGATGCGATAAAAAAAAAGCAGGGCTGCGATGGCCGTCCCTGCGCTCATCTTCTTGATGACCTCGCTGTCCCCGTCCGCGTTGTACGGCTCGATCTCGTAGCGGTCGCCCATGCTGCGCACAATGGGTCGGTAAAGGATCGCCATGATCTTGTCGAGGCTCTCCATGTTGTACTGGTATTTCTCGAGGTCGATGAACTCCCCGAAGGTGATCTCGTCGAGGTTCGGGTGGAAGCCGTAGTCCTTACCGAAGAGGCTGAAGGCTTGCGTGAACTCGGGCTCTCTGTTGAGCACCTCGAGTATCTGGGCGATGATGGCCTCCCGATCTTTCACCTTCATGTCCATCGCGTCGAGCTCGTTGATGCCGCAGAAGTAGGCGAGGGCTTTCACTTGGATGAACTCCTCCTTCGCGTCGGTGTCGATCGCGCTGAACTTCATGTAAGCCTCGAGGGTGATGTCCTCCCACGATGTGGGCACAATTACTTTGATCTCGCGCATTTGCACAGGGGTATGTGCAAAGATAGAAAAAGGGGCGTGTGCCCCCTTAAACGAAAAAAGCCCCCGGAGGGGCGTTGTGTTCTTTTACTGCTTGCGCTTCCAGTTAGGGACGTGCAGCTTGTATCCGGTGGTGAGTGCCTTGAACTTGTCCTTCTTGGAGGCAACGATGTACGCGCTCACGTGCTCCTTTGGGAACTCTGCGACGATCTGGCGACGAATCTCTGCCCACTCCTCGCGTGCTGCATACATCTCGGCCTTGTCGTAGTTGCCCTGCTTGTAAAGCTCGCCCTGCTTCTTGCTTGATTCAATCTCTGCCTCGATGAGCACCTTTGCCTTCGCCTCCTCAACGCTCATGCCTTCCATGATGAGCTCACAAACTGCGATGCTGTAGTCGTTGTCGATGAAGTTGATTTCGTTGGTCATGTTTTCTGCTTGTTTGATGGTGCTAATATACAACCGTTATCAACATCACCAAATAAATCACAAAGTTTTTTTACCGCAGATGATATTTGCCGTGGTTCGGCTTGCCCACCTTTGAGAAGATCGCGTATCTCGTCGCGTCGATGGCGTGGTTGAATGCATCGACGGGCTTGTTCAGGTTGCGCCCGTCCTTGTCCTTCGTCCACTTGTAGTTCCGCAGCTCCTTTATGAGGTTGGTGCTCGAGGGGTCGACGTGCAGCTTGAAGGTCTTCATCAACTGGATGCCCGCGTTCACGCTGTCCTTCCCTTTGTCTGCGGGGCGCACGTTCCACCCCATGCGTCGCAGCTCCTCGATGCTCTTCGGCTCTGCGCTGTCGCAGTAGATGATGTCGCGCCTGTCGATGTTGAGGTTCTTCAGCTCGCGCCCGATGTCTTGGTTGGTCATGTCGGTGCGGTATATGCGCTCCTTGATCCAAACGTCATCCCCCTGCGCCCACACCTCAACGAACGCGGTCGGGTCATTCGTGAAGCCGAAGTCCATGCCCATGCTCATCAGCTTCGCCTCCTTCGGGATTGGCTGCTCGTCGAATGTGAAGACGTTGTCCCTGCTGATCGCCCTCTCCCCGAGGCCGTACACTTGCCACGCTTGGGGGTCGGTATCCTTGAGCCGTTCGATGCGCTGAATGGTGAGGGCATCGAGGAAGGGGTTGTTTCGGTATGTGGACTTGATGAAGTGCGCCCGAGGGATCACGTCTTCATAAAGCCAGTGATATTCGTCCGACGGGTTGAAATCGATGTATATCTGCTCGGTGGTTCGGAGCTCGAGCTGAAGGAAGTCCTCCTTCGCCAGTTCGTTCGCCTCGTTGCAAAAGAGGATGTGTCTCTTCGCTCCTCTCTTCTTCTGGGGGTCGTCCATCCCCATAAATTCGAAGCGGTTGCCGTTGATGAAGTAGATGTTGTCGCTCTTGTTGTGGAGGCTTTGGTCGTACATTCCCGCCTTCTCCAGTATCTCGAAGAAGTCGCGCATGGCTGTGGAGCGCAAGCTCTTGAGGGTCTTCCTTGCGATGGTGAACGTCTTGCCTGTGGTCTGGTGGGCTTTGATGATGAGCACCTGCAAGATGCTGTACGTCTTCCCCGATCGGCTGCCGCCCTGATTGACGACGATGCTGTCGGTGGCCTCGAGGTTCTTCCTGAACAGGCCGGACGTCTCAAGGCGTGCTTTCAAAAGTCATCGGCCTCTCTGATGACGATTTCGATCTCGTCGATTTTACTCACCTCCTGCTGTATCTGCTGCAATGGTTGTCCGTAGGCTGAATCGAGCAGGGCTTTGTAGGCTGCGACATCTCCGTCGCGTGCTTTCTTGATGATGGCGAGCGTCATGATGTCCTGCTGCTCGAGCTTCTCCTTCTCCCCTGTGATTGGGTTGGTGATGTACTGGCTCACCTCGAGCCACTCGCGGGCGATGGTGCTGCGGTTGCGTGAGCCCTTCGGTCGTCCGTTGGGGTTGCCGCTCTCTCCCTTTTTGAAGGGCTTTAGGTTCTCTTTTCCCACTGTTCTTACTCTGTTTTGTTGGCAAATGCTTTCAAGGGGTAAAAGATCAGGCTGTTCCTGTACCCGTCCTCAAAAGTTGGCTCAATGGGCGTGACCCCATGAACATTTCTCCACGCCGGATAGACGAGTATTGAGTTGTCGCATTGATCAATCGTAGCGTCATAGTCAGGTACATGAAGGTTGCCCCCTCTGCTGTTTCTTCTTTTGGTGATGATGACGTTCACCGCGCCCTTTATGTTGCCTGTGTCTCGGTGATATGGTGCGCTGATATTGTAGTTGCTGATCGAGGAGGTGAACAGGCTGCCAAATTTCCATTGATCCGGCACGGCTTGAAAGAGTTGCTTTTGTCTTTGATGTTGTTCTGGCAGTATCTCTTGCATGAGTTTCTCGCTCTCGCGTGCAAGCAACAGCATGGCTTTGATGAATGTCTGGGCAGACTTCACTTGATGGACGCTGCTTCTTGTAGGGTATGGCCGCTTCATGTGTGGCTTCGGCGCTACGCTTCCCAATATTGTCGAAAACTGACTGACCCATTCTTGCCCTCTGCTTTTAGCCTGCTTCTCTGTTCCGCGATTCATTCTGGATTTTGGGACTTTGTCGCTTCTAAATTCGTTGTCTGCTATTTCAGCGAGTTTCACAGCCTTCTCGGGCATGCGCCTCAAAAAGAATCCGATCGCCTCGCCACCTTCGTAAAAAACACAATCCTCGGTGATGTTTGGCTCAATGCGCAGGGCCTTGTCTCCTATTTTCGTAGAGTGCTCCCTGTGCTTCAATTCAATCTTTTGCATGACAGAAAACATTTGTGCATGCCGGAAACCAAGATTTCTGCCAAGTGTCATAATCTCTCGTCTTTATTCTGGCGGTGTTCCCGATGCTTGCAATTTTGTATTGTTCAGAAAGTTTGTCCATGACGTTCCAAAACCTCGGCAAACTAGGGTCGATGTCAAAAGACCATTCAAAGACTAATTTTTTGAATTTGCGCGTGGTGCTTTCCAAAATCGGCATTTCAGCGCCTTCAATATCCATCTTCACGCAGGCTCCATCAGGAACGACCTCGTCAAAATTGACGCAATCTACCTTCAGTCCTTTGCCGTTCCAGTTTTTGAACATGGAGTTGCGCCATACATTACCATTGTTGCCGACATAAAGTTTGGCCCGTTTGGTTTCATTGTGAACCAATCCCGCGCAGACAATATCAGCTTCAAAGTTGTTCAGCTTCAAGTTCTTTTCTATCATCTTGCAGTTGTAAGGGTCGGGTTCATAGACAGTCACCCTCGCCCCTTTGGAACATGCGAGAAGGGCAAAGGCTCCGACATTGCCACCGCAATCAATCCAATGCTCACCTTTCCTTATCTTGTTTCCTTTTTTTTGGTACACATCACGTACGACTACCTCCTCAAAGGTCTTCATGTCGCTTGTCTCTCTCCTCGCAATAAATTTGATGCCGTTGTGCTCCGTTGTCTTCATATTTTACCCTTCTCTGATTTCAAGAAGTCCAAAATCATTTTGCCGACATAGGCGTCTTGCTCTCTCCAGAATTTCACAATCTCAAAGGCTTCTTCATAGTGCTCGGGCTCAAATTCAATCTGAATCGCCTTTTTGACGCCGAGGGCCATATCTTCGATTTGATCGTCCACTTCATCCTCGTCATCCAAAAGCGAGTAGTCTAAATCCTCATTGGGCTGCCACACATCCAAACCCCAGTCTCCCAGCTCTTCCTCATCCCACTCGTTGGCGAGGGCATCCCAATCCCATTCCCCGAAGCCGACGTTGTCCTTGATGATGAACTGCCGCTGCTTCACTTCATCCCATGATGCGATATAGACGGGAGCTTCTTCCACCCCTGCCTCGCGGAGTGCCTTCAGCCTCATGTTGCCACCCAAGACCACCATGTCGGGGTTGACTACGACCGGGCGAGCCTCGAGCATCTCGGGGAACTCCTTGATGGACTTCACGAGCTTCTTGAACTTTCCGTCCCGAATGATTCGCGGGTTGTTCGGGTTGGCTTTGATTTTGTTGAGCTTTATTCTTTCCATTCTTTAGGGCTGTTTTGTTGTGGTCTTTCCATAGGTGTCAAAAATGCGGTCGATGTCTCTGATCCACTCGTTCCACTTCTTGGGCGAACAGGTGCAGGGCTTTGTGAATTTGTGGTGGAAGAGGTCGGAGTGCATCCGCGCCACCATCTCCTGCTCTGGGCTTGTGATCTTGTGCCCTCTGTTCTCCTTGAAGTCCTGCCAGACGGAGTGCTGTGCTCTGTTCATGCAGGCGGGCTTCTGGTAGGGGAAGAGCTCGTTCAGAATCTCCTTGCGCTTGTCGCAGCCGCAGTCGATGCCCGTGGCCTTCGTGAAGCGTTTGATCACTTGCTTGATCCCCGTTGCCTCTGTGAACTTTTCGATCGAATCTCCGAGTCCGGCTGATTTGTTATCCATGCTTTTCTTGATGTGAAAAAGTAATCAATGGCTTCGACCTTCTTGCCCTCTTCGATGAGGTCGTGGAGGTGGTGCACCCTTGAGAGCTCAAAGTTATCAATTCGGGAGCGAACGTGCTCCTTAAACTCCTCAAACGAGACAGGTGCGCCCGAGTTGGCGATGCGCCTGATCTTGTACTCCTCGGGTGTGAACATCTTCCAAAACTTTCGGGCGGTCTTCGCGCAGATGAGGTAAGCCTGCATCTTGTTGGCCTCCTCCCTTGCGTAGAAGTCCAGACGCTTGCCGACGGGTCGCTCGTTCTCGAAGGTTGCCATTTATGCCTTCTTCATCTCGTAGAGGAACTGGAGCATCTCCACGCCCCACCCGTGCTCGTCGTATGCCTCGTTCGCCTTGTCCACGAAGTCGCGCCATTGCTGCGCGTCGCCTGTGACCATCTCATACCTGAACGCGCTGACGAGCTTGTCGAACTTGAACTTGTACTTCGCGTCCGTCTTCATCAGGTCGTCGTGCAAATTGCGGTAGTGGATGATGGTCGCGTGGTCTTTGTTCAGGAAGCGGGCGATCTCGGAGAGCGTGAGCCCTTCCTTCAGGAGGAGCTTGCTGATCATCATCCGCGCCTCGACGATGTGCCTCTTGCGCGTCTTCATCACCACCTCCTCGGGCGGGATGTCGTCCTGCTCGCACTTGACCCGAAGGGCGAAGTGGAAGAGCTGCTTGTCTGTGAATTTCTCGCTGATGTTCATGCTTTCGTGTGTTGGTTTAGGTAATCGTTGACAATGTTCTGAAACTCCTCGACCGATCTGGCGAGGGCGTAAATATAGCCATGCGCCTCGACATGGGTCTGCCACGCCTTCTGATGGTCGGTCTGCCTGCCCTTTGGTGTCTTCATCTCGATACACAGGCCGTGGAAGTCGTGCGAGGGGATCAGAAGGATGAGGTCGGAGACTCCGGCCACCACGCCCTCGAGCTTCATGCGCTTCGCTGTGGAGATGTTGCGGAAGCCTCCGTTCGGGACAGAGAAGAGGAGCTTGCGATGCTGCGGGTACTGCATCCGAAACCATTTCACGCAGGCCATCTGAAGGCGGCTTTCATCTTGTTTCATACTGGGCGACGGCTTTGAAAATTTGAAGGGCGACCTGTGGGACTATTGCGTTCCCGTAGGCTTTGATGCTTTCGTTTCTCCACTTTGAAAAGGTGATGCCGTCCAGTTCTCTGGGAAGCCCATCATCTCCTCCACAAATTGGGGGTTTAGTTGGGAATTCTTCCCATCTGTTTTCAAGGTTGCCCAACTTGCCAAGCAGTTCGTTTCGCCTCTGCCTCTCTTCTCCAAACTCTCCGCACTTCCCCCTCCATTGGCTGCGCTCGCTGTCGGAGTCGGGAGCATTTTGTTTACCGCCACGCTCAAAGGTGTGCCGCCCTGCTTGTACTTCTCTTTCCTGTTGGTTGCTGAATCCGTTGTCGGAGTCGGGAGCATCGCGCTGTACTTCACCTGACTCAACAAACTGCCGTACTGCGTCCCGTTCTTGTATCCGTTCCGCTCCGCTCTCTCTCTCATCTTTTCGGGCGGCTCGTCTGTCATTACGCTCGTTGGAGTTAATAGTAGGCCCTTGAATTGTTCCGCGTACTCTATCGGTGAAGGTGTTCTTCCCTCTCTGAACTTCTCGCTCCTCGGCCTCTCTTGCGCCCTTGGCGTTCCAAGCAACAAACCACACTCTGTCCCTTCTGTGGGGAGCGTTGACGCTTGCAGCTGGAAGTACATACGGTTGGACTTCGAAGCCTTCAGCTTCCAGATCAGCCTGCACCTCATCGAAGACCAGCCCTCCATTCCAATTAACAAGGCCGAGAACATTCTCGCCCACGACCCAACGCGGGGAAACCTCTCGAATGCATCGCAGCATTTCAGGCCAGAGGTGGCGGTCATCTTCTTTTCCAAGTCGCTTGCCTGCGCTTGAGTAGGGTTGGCAGGGAAAGCCCCCGCTGATGATGTCGATGTCTCCTCGATGATGTCGAAAATCGACTTTTGTGATGTCTGCATAGCTTATTGATTTAGGAAAATGGTGTTTTAAAACTTTCTGCCCGAACTCGTTCCATTCACAATGAAAGATGTTTTCCCATCCCATCCACTGCGCTGCGAGATCAAAGCCTCCGATGCCGCTGAATAGTGAGCCGTGTCTCATACCGGGCTAACTTTTGAGAGGTAGCACTTCCGAAAGTAGCCCTCCACGATGTGGCGCATCGTTGCCACCCTGATCCACTCCTCGGCCTTCGTCGGCTCGAGCTTCGCTGCCTTGAGCTCGTCCATCCGCTTGCGTGCTGCGTTGCGCAGGATGGGGTTGCTCACGCAGTTGGCCGTGTCCTCCATCTCCTTCTCGATGCAGTCCTTGAGTGCCTGCCACTTCTCGATGGTGGTCATGTCGATCTTGCCCATCTTCTCGAGGTGGTGATATAACCGCTCCGCACCATACAGCCCGCCCCCGATGTTGAAGCGGTCGAAGGCTTTGAGGATGAACTCGTCCCGGTCGAATGTCTCCTGCGGTAGTGCCTTCTTTGGCTTGATGGTGTGGTCGAACGCCTTCACCCTGATCTCCTTCATGTACGTCTCGAGCCATTGGGCGATGGTGCGAGAGCTGAAGAGGTGCTCCTCGTTCCTTCGCGCCCCCTCCCGGAAGGCGATGCTCACCTCCTCGATGGTCAAGATGCGGTACTTCGTGCGGAGGTCGTTGGCGATGTCCTCGACGGCAATCTTCAGCACATCGGGGTCGATCTGTTTGCGCCCCAGTCTGTTCAGGGCTTTCTTCACCTCATCGCGCAGGAACGCCCCGAGGTCGTCATCGTTCAGGGAGCTCATCTGCTGCCCTTGTTTTGCCGCTACGATGTCAGCGGTGAGTGGTGCAAGTTGGTTCATGTTTGGCTTTTTATGTATTTCAATTTACGGAGCTTGACCTCTGCCATGTGCCGCGCCTCGGTGCTGATCATCTCGCGGATGATGAACTTGAGGTTGTGCTCCTCCTTGTGTAGGTCTTCGGGCGACAATGTACGCAGCCAGTTTTTGTAGATGTCCGAGTTCATATATCCGAGACGTTGATCATGTTGCTGCTGTTCTCCTCTGGCTTTGGTTCGACGAAGCCCCTCCACCCGTGCGCCATTGTGTGGTGGAGGATAGCGATAGCCTTCTTCTCCTGACTGCCGGACATCTTGCCGAGCTCGGTGAGTGCTGCCTGTTCCGAAGCGGGGGATTTGTAGGTGAAGCGGTGCTGCTGTTTGCGGTACTGCTTCCAGAGCTGCCATTGGCTTGTAAAAACATCTGTTTGAAATGGAAGGATCACCTCAACCTCTTCCCCCTTTGGGGGGTTAGGGGGGTTATTATTCTTTACATTCTCATTTACATTGACATTTACATTACCATTTACAGCTACGTTTGCTTGGTTTTGCTTGCTTTTGGTAGCATTTGCTTGCTTTTGCTTCCCTCCCTTTGCTCCTGCTTGCACTCGCTTCTCTCTGGTTTCCCTCCATTTTTCGAGGTCGCGCTTGAGTTGCGCCTTGATCGCAGCGAAGCCGAGCTCGGTGATGAAGTCCCCCTCCGGGTCTTCGTCATTCACGAAGCTGAAGATGTGCTTGATCAGCTTGCCTGCTTGTTCGTCGTCCATCTTGTCGAACACCGCCCTTTGGTCAGCGTACAGGACAAAGGACTTTTTTCCTTGTGCCATTTTACTCAAATAAAAAACCCATCAGGGTTCGGCCCGCACGCCTCCCCCCAATGGGTTCAATCTTGTTTTCGTCATGGATGTGTGCGGCATCCAACACCTCAAAGATACTACCTTATCCGCCTGATCGCCACGCGATACCGGAAAGAATTGCTCGGGTACGGGTGCAGCGGAAGGATCGGAAGCCACTCGCCCCGCCTGCGGCTCATCATGTACGCCTTCACCGGGATTTCGTTCGATGCGCTCGCCTTGAGCTCCTGCACGCCCAACAATCGCCCCCGGTCGTCTTCGTAGGTCTTGGCTGTCTCGAAGATGCGCCCCTCGGAGGTTGTCCTGAAGCAGATGTCCTGACTCCTTCCCATCCCCTGAAAGCCGAGGATGGGCTTGTACTTTCTCGCTCTGATATCGCTCATGTGCGCGTTCTTCATATCGTCGGGGAAGTAGATCAGCACCTCCACCTCGCGGGCGAAGAGCAGCTTCCGGAAGATGTACCAGAGGCCTCCGATGTTGCAGAACTTGCGCTCGGCTTTTTGTCTGATTTCAATCATCGGAGAGGTATTTGAGGGAGACCTTGTTGCGGCTCTTGTAGTTGTAGATGTGCTCGATCAAATCAATGTAGCGGGCTCTGGTCGTGCAGTCCACCATCAAGCTGCTGTACTTGCTCAACTTGTCAATGAAGAGCTCTACATCAAAGACGTCGTGCTTTCTCAAGTGCATTATGGCGTGGACGAAATTTGATCTGTTTGCTCCTTTATAGAAAGGCCTCATTTTCTCCACGCTCTCCAGTACTCTCAAAGACTGCGCCTCTCTTTTCTCATCATGTCTGTAACTGCCGGTTTTCAATTTATCGTAGGTATTCGATCCTTGCAGTCCTAATGAGGTCATTATTACACTTAAGGGATGGTTCTCCGTCTGCCCCTTAATATAGCGCATGAGCTGCTTGAAGTTGGTGTTTCCAAGATCAGCGTGAGCCTTTATGTGATCCACAAGTCCCCAGTCCTTCGACAAGGCGTTCATCTGCTGCATCTGGCTCAAGGCGTAGCCTCTGACCTTTATGAATCGGATTGGAAGATTGAGCTGTCGCGCTGCCTCGAAGCGGTGCTGCCCGTCGATGATCTCCATCTTCTCGTTCACGATGATGGGGCTCATGAGGTACTCCTGCTCCATTGAAGCCTTGAGTCGTTCAACGTGGAGCTGTATCAAGTCGCGGTTTCCTGCCGCCTTGTTAAATTGTTGGTAGTCCTTGGTCTGAACTACCTGCGCCACGACTTGATGGTCTTGCGTCGTTGGCTTCTCTTTGGACTTACCTGTAAAGCTGTTCAAGTAGTCGGTGAAACTGGTCTGTGTGTTCATTGGTTGTTGTTGTTTAGGTGTTGATTGATTTCGGTGATGGTGCTCCTGACCTCCTTCACGAAGAAGAAGATCACGGAGCACAGAGCGATGGTTAAAAGGATGGGCTGTATCATGACTCGAATAGGTTTGTAAATTCAACAAAGTCGAAGCGCACGTTGCCGCCCTTGATTATCTGCCACACCATGACCGCCTCGAGGATAGTCAGGTGCATGGCGAAGGAGTGGGTGCGCAGGGCAGGGAGCACGATGGTGCTGTTCTCGCTCTTCTCGACCTTCTGGCGGTCGGTGTCCGAGAGCTTGGACATGAGTGAGCGTCTGATCATGACTTCCGTGCTTTACTGATGAAGATGGTCTCCTTGCCGGGGGTGTAGTCCGCAGGCGGCACGATCTCGCCCGTCTCTGGGTCGATCACCTCGCTGCCCTTCAGGTGGAGCTTGTGCGCTTGCTTGCGCAGTTCCTCCGCATCCTTGAGCTGTTGCTTGAGTGCCGCATGAGCGTCGTCGGTGAACTTCCACCGCCCCGCGCTGCTGCGTGCTTCGATGACGACGTCGCCCTGCTCGAGCCTTCCGTTGTGGTCGGATAGCTCCTCCAGAGCGAGGTGCTCGATCTGCTTCATGCAGTCCTTTGCGACCTTCTCGATGTTGCGGAAGGAGAGGAACGCCTGAAGCGCGCTCTCGTTGCCCTCCTCGATTTCGGTGACCATGTTCGCCATGACCTCCTCGTAAGTATTCGGCTGATTCATTTTTTTGGCCTTACGGCTTTTTTGGTGTTTGACTTGTTCTTTTTCAGACTCCATTGAAGATACTGGTAGTCCTCATCATTGCGAGAGGCTTGCGCCTCCCGCTCCTTGATGAATAGCTCGCGGCTCGCTCCCATCACTTCGCAGCTTGAAAGGGATCGTCACCTGTGAAGAGCGCGTGAACGTCCGGGAAGTTGGTGTTCATCGCCTCCTCGACCTTCTTCGTCATTGCCTTATGTGGCAGAGCCGTGAGGGCGTAGGATGTTTCGAGCCCTGCCCCGGTGCGTGAGATTTTCAGGTCGTAGGTGTTGGGGTGTCCCCAGTCCTCGTCCGTTGCGTAGTTGCGCAGGCTGTCGAGGATGCTCTTCTGTGTGATCTCCCACACCTCGGACTGCTCGGTCTCGTAGTTCCAAACCACGAGAGCCCAGAAGTATTTAGCCTTGTCGCCTTCGCGGAAGTCGAAGCCTGCGGGCTCGTCTTCTCCGTTGCGCCATCTGATGGGCTTGTTGTCGTTCGTCCACCGGCAGAAGCCGTCAACGATCTGAAGAGATAGAACGCGCAGCTTGAGGGTTTCGCCCTCCTTGACTTTAGTGTAGCGTCCTTTGCTCGAGGGCATCTTGTGCCCCTCTGGGATAAAAGAGAAATTGCTCATGTGTTGGTTGTTTGAGCGTTGTGATCCGATTGAAGGCTCGGGTCGTCGCCTGTCTTGTCAATATCTTCAAAGCAGTCGTATATCGCTGTGATGCCGTCACCGATGGACATCTCTGGCGCACCTATCAAGCGCACGATGTCGATCACATCTCCGAAGGGGACGTTGATGATGAGGGTGTTCTGTTGGAGCGTTTTCACGAGCCCCTCCTGCACGAAGGGCATCTCGTTCTTGAGTTCTTGCAGGCGTTCGCGCTGCTCTGGCCGTAGCCTTTCGAATAGTGTTTTCATGATGTTGGTTGTTTTGACGGGTGCAATATATAAAACTCTTTTCAACACAAAAAATATTTTTTCATTTTACATTAGCCCCGTCAACCAAAACAAAAAACCAATGGTCTACATAATGCAATGCGGTGAGTTCTTTAAGATTGGAATGTCTAACAATCCAGAACAAAGGCGCGTGACTTTGCAAGGCGCAAGCCCTTACGAGGTGGTGCTTATAGCACAAAAAAAAGTTTCCAATGACAGGGATTTTGAGGCTGGCCTACACAAAGAATTTGAAGATCACCATATTCGCGGAGAGTGGTTTGGAATGAGGCCTGAATTGATTGAGAGTCTTATAACGAAACACAATTTCGATTTTATCAATAACATCTCAAAAATGCATGACTTGCACTTCTCTCTAAAAATTGAAAGAGAATTACAAAAAAGCAAAAAGAATTGGGAAGCATTAAAACATCAGGCTTTATATCGTGCATACTGGAGGGGCTACAAACATGGGGAAGAGGTTGGAGAAAGGAACAAGAGAAAAGAAATACAATCTGCTTTAGGTTTAAGTGAAGTTCTTGATCTTGACAACGATAATAACCCACATTGGAGCAAAAGATTTTGCGAAGATTGCGATTTACCTGATAGTATTTGGGAAAATTTTGGTAGTTGGAAACGAATTCCAAAAAAAAATAGGCAGCAAATTTGGTTTAATTCAGACGCTCAAGAAGCGGTCGATCGCTTTCTGGATAATCTTGAAAGCAAACAGCCCAGCAAGTAGCCACGCGAGGATGGTCTGCCACGTCGGGCGCGGTTCGTACTTGATGACCGGAGGAAGCTCCACCTGCTCGATGATGCGGATTGTATCGGTCATGCACATACCATCAACCACCAGAGTGTCGTGGATGCGCTTTATCTTGATTCTAAGGCGTTCTTTTTCGATTGTAATGGTATCCACCGGAAGCGACACAAACGTCGTCTCTGCGCGTATTTCTTCGATGATGATGGTAGTGTCCACGATCTCCACCTCGGGCGGCTGCATGATGCTCGGGTCTTTGGCGATGGCTCTCTTCAAGTGCCAGTTCGCGGAGCAGGAGGTGAGCGACAGGATGCAGATGGTGGTGATCAGGATCAGCACCTTGATGATGTCGCTGTCAGGCGTATGCAGGCGGGATTTGAAAGTAGAGAACCTTGTCATCGTCGGGGGCGTATTGATGCAAACAAAAGTACACAAGGAAGAGACTCCCATCCTCGTAGACCTGATAACAAGGGTTCATTTTTAGACCTCGAGGATGTGGCCGTCGATGATGTAGATGGTGTCGTGGTAGATCGTGT